TGTGGACTTGTCTCGCTGGCGCTGGAGATCGACTGCGATTGAGCTTTGTCCTGTTCGCCACTGAAATGCGTTTGCCATTCGTTGATACCTTTGAGCTGGTTAATACGCTTCTCAGGAAGTTCGTCCCACTGCGTCACAGCAGCGCGAGACACTCCGAGAAGGGTCGCAAGTTTACTCTTTGATCCAGCGATTTCAATGGCTTTTTGTAAATTCATGGTTTTCCTTAAAGGTTGTTGGTGGCCGGTGCTGATCTCCGGCTTGACTGGACTCAAACCAGCCTATGTTTAACGATTTAGTTCGTCAGTTCGACAGCATCAAGCGGGTCTGACCGTTAGACCGTCTCCAGTCATCTATGCTTTCGCATCCGATCCCAGAAATGCATCTGGGGCTTTTTCCCGTACATGAGCGCATCAGCCTGCGCATTCACCAACACGGCTGGGGACTGCTGCAATCTCCTAGATACCACCTCATACCCGGTCAATGCCTTCGGGTGTTGCAGTCTTCAGGTTTCAATCCCCATGCGTGTTGGTGCTGGTCAGCCTCATAAAGCAGAGTCGTGGGCGTTGCACTCGATACATTGATCCACCAGGCGCTAACCCTGTTTCTGACCAGCCTTAACATTGTAACCTTAACAATTTGCTCAGGATTAGTATAAACCCCTAGACAATCTGTTAAGTTGTGCGTTAAGATTCTCTCACCTTAACAGGTTAACAAGGAGTAGCAAATGAAAGAAACAATCTCAGCAATCGTCACAATCCTTTCCATGATCGCCATCGGGGTGATTCTTGCGTACAGGGGTTAAGCATGAACACACAAGCCCTTAAAACAGTCCGTAGGCTCTTTAATGTTGACTACATACCCAGAGAACAGAATCGCCACAATCAACGCGCCTGGGTGCGTTCTGTGCGTTCCTTGGGCAATCGTTGGTTATTGTCTAAACAAGTGGAGAAAAAACAATGAAACCAACAGCAAAATTGCGGCTTATTGAGCGCACTATACCAACACCTGAGTTCGGAGAAAACACCGGAGTAATAGTCAGAATCCTTCAGCAATGGTGGGATAAAGACATCGCAGATCAATACACAGCAGCAATCGCCGGAGAACCGAGCGGAGAATGGCGTGACGTACCACTGGAGAATGAACAATGAACCCTGAATACATCATCAACAGCATCAAACAAACCTCAGAGATTCACTATCGTGAAGGACAAGCAGAAGATCGTCTTGCCTATCGCGTTGGAATGTTAGAGCAGAAAATTCGTGAAATTTGTACTATGATGCAATTTCAATCTGAAGATCACAAAGCTGAAGTAACAGCATTGAAGAAACAGATTGATAACTTAACCTAAGGAGTAGTAATGAAAGTCTATCAAGCAATCAACGCAGTCCAAGCAGAACTCTGCAAAATTGGCATCGCAAAATCCTCAACAAACACACAAGGCGCTGGATACAAGTTCCGAGGCATTGACGCTGTCTATAACGTCCTGTCTTCAATCATGGCTCAGAATGGTCTAGTGATCGTTCCGAGAATGTTGGGCAGGACTTGTGAAGAACGTACCTCGAAATCCGGTGGAGCTTTGTTCTATGTCACAGTAGAGGCAGAGTTTGATCTGGTATCCGCAGAGGATGGCTCTAAACACACCGCTAGGACGTTTGGAGAAGCAATGGATAGCGGAGACAAGGCAACCAACAAAGCCATGTCAGCAGCCTATAAATACATGGCGTTTCAGACGTTTGCAATCCCCACAGAAGGCGACAACGATGCAGACGCACACACGCATGAAGTCGCCAGAAAGAAACCTTCAATCGACAACAACCGTCTGTCAAAAGCGATTGAGCAAATCAAACTTGGAAACTACACCACAGACAAGCTACGCCGTGACTTTGATCTGACAGAAGTACAGGAGGCAACTTTGGTAGGAGCACTTGCAAATGAATAACCAACAACTTCAAATGGCTATTGATAAGTGCATGAATCTTATTACAGAAAAAGGTTCTTCAATTAAACAATATCATCCATTTATATATGATCGATTAAGTTCAAATCTTGTAAAGTTATTAGAAATTCAAGCAGTAAGAGCATCTATATATAACAAACCAATTGTGAGTATTAAAAATGATTGAACAAGGCAGCGAAGCATGGAAGTTACTCAAGGTAGGCAAGGTGAGTGCCTCCCGCATGGCAGACCTATTGGCTAAAACCACATCAGGCGCTTCAGCAAGTCGGGCTAAGTACATGGCTCAACTTCTTTGCGAACGAATGACTGGACAACCAACAGAGTTTTTCACCACAGCCGCAATGCAACGAGGTACAGAAATTGAGCCAATCGCCAGAGCAGCCTACGAAGCAGAAAACCTTACCTCAGTCGAACAAATCGCTTGGGTCGAGCATCCGACTATTCCGATGGCGGGATGCTCACCTGATGGTTTCGTGGGAGAACACGGACTCATTGAGATCAAGTGTAAAGAGATTCACAATCACCTGGATTCGATTCTGAACGACAGGATTGACCCAGACCACCAGGCTCAGATGATGTGGCAAATGTGCGTCACGGGTCGCCAGTGGTGTGATTACGTTTGTTTCGATGATCGCGCTCCAGAGGGGTTACAACTGTTCGTCAAAAGGTTGCATCGTGACGAAGAAAAAATCAAACAAATGGAGGATGAGGTTAGGACATTCTTAAAAGACCTGGAAAGTATGATTCAAAAACTGAACGAAATTAAGGAAAAAAATGGCAAGCGTCTGTAAAGTTCATCTAGTTGGTAACGTAGGAAAAGACCCTGAAGTGCGATTCAGCGCAGCAGGTAAGCCAGTAGCCAACGCAACACTGGCAACCTCATCACGCCGCAAAGACAAGTCTGGCGAGATGGTAGAAACAACCGAATGGCATCGACTCACGTTCTTTGACAAACTCGCTGAGATTGTTGGAGAGTACGTTAAGAAAGGCTCTTTAATCTATGTGGAGGGAACAATAAAATACGAGAAATATGTCAACAAAAGTGGAGTGGAAGTTAACACCACAACGATTATCTGTAACGAGATGACAATCCTGAAGCGTCCTGAAAACAAGGAAAAGCCTGAAAAATATGAAGGCTTGCCGAAACTTGAAGATGACGAGGATTCCATACCTTTTTAAGGAGTGAAAATGAAACTTGAACTTGAAGAAAACGAAATCGTGTTTTTGATGAACGTCTTGGGAGAGCTTCCAACGAAGTCTGGGGCTTTTGTGTTGCTTCAAAAAATTGGGCAACAAAAAGCAGAACAAGACCAAAAAACAGAGTAAACTTAACTGAGGGAAAGCGGATGCTGTGTGATCCTACACCAGCGGGAAACTGCGGTTAGACGCTAACAAGTCTGGAAGCACCACATAGACGTAGCGAGTACCTCAACCTTTTAGGAGTAGCAATGAAACTTTTTGATCTTTTTAAACGAGCACGTTCCACCGATCCAGTCACCTCTTTTGAGGCTGCTGAAATCAATCCAGAAAAGCATTTCGCAATGATTGTGGAGTGTTTAAAACAGCATGGACCTCTTGGAAAGGATGGGATAGCCTCTCGCCTTGGTCTTGAGAGTTCTGCGGTTTCTAGACGCCTTCCAGAGCTTCAGAAGATGGGGCTTGTCAAACTCACAGGAAACATTGTCAAATCTTCAAAAGGTCGTAACGAGAGGGAGTGGTCAGTATGATTGAAAAAATACTTGAAGAACGTGGCGTAAGATATGGAAAATTTGAAAACCATGCAAAGATAAGCCAAGACATCAAAGCAATGATCTATAAAAATGGCAAGTTTGCACACATGGACGCTGACCAACAAGAAGCACTAGAAATGATTGCACACAAGATTGCCAGAATTTTGAATGGTGATCCCAATTATGTTGATAACTGGATTGACATTGCTGGTTATGCAAAATTAGTAGCAGATAGATTGGAGAATCAAAATGAAACGCATTGACGTATCAAAGTACTCGACCGGAAGTTTTGAATACGAAACCGATGACGGTCCTGTCGATGTTTACTATATGTTTGAGCGAGGCGATCCAGATGTGGGTTTAGCTGATGATTACGACATTTACATCTTTGATGGTGAGGATGATATAACTTTTGACTCTGACCACAATCTGTATCTCAAGATCAAAAAGTTAGTCCCAGAGAAACATCGAAAGATGATCGAGGACTTACACGATTAACTTGGCAATCATCATTGGGATTCTTGTGATAGGGCTAATCATTGCCCTGTCTGTCATTCTTTACATATTAGCCTGGCATGAAACCACAAAAGATTCACACTATTACAACTCTAAAAGAGAGGACCATTGAGGACGGAGACTGTTGGGAATGGACTGGGTATTGTGCTAACGGCACTCCATCAGTGTTTCACGCAGGAAAGATGATCGCTGTTCGCAGACTGTTTACCGAGCTTCTTGGAGGAAAATTGAGGGAAGGATACTATGTCGCCAAATGTGGGAATGGGCTTTGTGTGAATCCAGATCACACGACATACAACGATGCCAAACAGCACATGAAAAAAGGCAACAGGAAGGCTCTACAAAGCCCTACAAGGCGTTTAAAAATCCAGATATACAAGAGAGCCACAAACGCCAAACTAACGCAGGAAATGGCTGACGAAATCCGTTCCTCAGAAGGTCCTTCAAGGGTGATCGCTGCGAAATATGGAGTGAATAGGTCGGTAGTGTGTAGAATCAGGACAGGAAAAGCCTGGGTCAATCTACAAAATCCGTTTGCAGGACTAATGTGAAAATCGCTTATTCAACACTTCACCCGATGCCTTCTCAAGTCCAGATCAAAGAGAAGCAAATCAACCGTGAACAAATAGTTCAAAACAAGGTTGCTGAAGTGTTGGATAAGCAAACACAGACTGAGGAATACAAGTATTGGAAAAGCCTGGGTTCTAGGATTGACGTTTACGCCTGAAGCACATCGTGCGCTTCGTTGATGTGTTTGATCCTGTCAGCCAGTCCAATCGTGCCTCCGTTGATCTTTTTGGTTAGACCAATCCAGTCCTGGACTTCTGCCAACTCGTTACATTTGTGAGTATGCCAAAACCAACCGCCGGTCAGTGCAGCATACTTAGGCGTTCCGACAAGATCGGGGTCCATAACAAAATCGACTCCCAGAGCTTGTGAAGCGTGGAAGTAGTTAGCATGGCCTGTAAGCTGAATGCACCCGCGACCACGAAAACGATACCCATCACCAGAGGCTTCGTCACGGTTTCCCATGCGGTTTGAGTAAACCATGTTAGCGATCTTCTTAGGGTTCTTTTCGTAAGCATTTGCAATTTCTTGGGTAGGGAAGCGTCTGGGCCATAACTTCATTAAAGTTGCCGCACGATAGTTTAGATTTTCCTCAAGGACTCGGAAGTTCCCACATTCATGCGAGCATTGACCGATAAATCCTGCTTGTTGTCGGGCAGAGAGAATCCCAAAACGCTGAAATGTCTCATTCAAAGGATCAACCCATTCAGGACCGATTTTGAGTCTTTGTAGTTGATTAGCGTTGACCATTGATTGACTCCATAACCTTTGTATAAGCGTCCACACACGCATTTAGCTGCGCGGTATTCCTATCCCCTTGTGCGACTATTTCTGCGATGGCTGCGAGGGTTGCTCGGTCGGCATCAGAAGTTTCGTTAGTCTGTCGGTCAGGTTCACTTCTTGTTTCTGTATCCCTGGCGGGAGGGGCGGGACTTTGGGGGGTTGATACACAACTTGGGGTCTGGAGCCGCACCCTGCCAGCACGAATAGCAGCGTCAAGAGCAGTTTGTTTTTTAGTGACAACATTGTTTGCCTCCTGTAAAGCGTTAGAAGTCTCCGCAAGTTTCTGAGTCATTTCCTGTTCAGTTTTTCTTGCTTCGTTGTTTTTCCTGGCGATCTCTACTTGCATCTCCTGATCGCGCTGTGTCCAACCTTTGTGGTGTCCATAGCCATAAAACGCCCCCAGAGCGATTAAAACCGCTAGGATGAGCCAAGGGTTAGGTTTCATGCTTCAGACCTCGCAGCGGCTCTTTCTACGGCGATTTCCTCTTTGGCAGGATCAACGTAATCAGGGGGAGTCGTGGGAGGTGGAGGGGGGCGCCATTCTTCGTCTAGCGCGGGATTCGTGATTCCCATCCAGTTGAAGTTAGGCAATGAAGAACTTACCGCGGGAGTTACCGCTGGAGCTACCGCGGTAGTTACCGCGGGAGGAGGCGTCTGGTTAGAGTGCAGTTTGTCACTGACCGCCTGGACGCCTTTTCTGGTCATCACGCCACCGATACCACCCACAATGAGCAGAACAATGTCGTTCAGCATCTTCGTATAGGCTTGGTCGATAGGAGCCATGCTCTTGATCGGTTGGGTAACGAACGTCACCGAGTAAAGCATAAACCCCACAATGCCTGCGAGGATCACAGTGACAATGATGACAACGATAGCCCAAACTCGGACCTCGATTTCTTCACTTGTCAGAAGGCGGTTGAGTTTGTTGTTGTACAACTTGCTTCTCCAGGATAGGGGCTACAAGATAGTCTGAGCACTGTTGAGTAAACAGACACTTAGGACGTTGACATTCTGCGTCTTGAAAGTGGTTTGGGTCTTGGCACTTGTATCTGTACCTATCTGAACAACCAGTCAGCAAAAGAAGAATAAGCAACCATCTCATTTTTCGCAACCTTGCTCAAACTGTTTTCTCAACTCAACAACCCGTCTGTCCATCTTCTTTGCTCTGGCTTCTTCTGTTTTGTAGTCCATGAACAGAAACCCTCCAAAGGTCAAACAGAAAACCAGGATAAGCATAAGAATCACGTTGCCCACCATAGAGAGAACGAGTTTTCTCTGTGTCGAGCGATTGCCCACAGGAGGAGGATTAGATACAGCCATATTACCGTTACGGACACCAGCCATGCTCCGATTCCCCAGTAAAACTCGCGTTCTTTCTTTTGTTCGGCAGCCTCTTGCTGTCTTTCTATCCTTAGTTTCTCCCAGGCTCTCTTTTGTTCCTGACCGATCTGCGCTCTCATCACCTCAAACCTTGACCATAAGTCTTTGAGTTCAGGTGGAGATTGATAAATCATGATCTCGCGCATTTCAGTCTCCATCATTTGTAATCGAGAGCGAATCAAAACTCTTTGAAGTGCTCTCTTGCTGACAGAATCCTCTCCTTCGTAGACCTGATGAGCTTGTTTTTCTTCTTCGTAAAACAGTTGCTCGATCTTGTCAAAGGCATCAAAGAAATCCCCAAGCTGATTTCCAATCCGAGAGATCACATCGTTTGGGTCGGTTGTAGCCGCTTCCTTAAACTCTGCTTTCTTCTCCGCAATCTTTTCAGCTTGGGCTTTGGATACCTTCTTTCCGGCGAATTGTTTATCAATGTCCTTGAGAACAGCAGAAACATCTCCTGCTGCGCTCTTTATGTCTTTGTAGAGTTGACACCCTTTCTTGACAGCAGACACCGCGCCGGATGCCATTGCTAACAATGAAATTGGGTCTAGCACTCATTTATACCTTGTGAACAATAGACGCCCAGATAACGCCAGCCATGCCGCAAAGCATCACGCCTGCGACCTTAATCATGATGTTCTCAATACGCTTCAAACGAGCATTGATTTGTTCGTAACGATGCGTACAGACTTGCTCATGCGTGTCTAAACGAGCTTCCACGTTACTTACCACGGCACACCTTGAGCAGTGACAGGATTCTTCTGAGCATCAATCTTGGCTTGCACAGCAGCCTCAGTTGCGGCTTTGTCAACAGTCTCCCAAATCCATCCTAAGACAACATCTTGAGTCAGGCTCTCATAAGGAGTTGCAGGCTCACCAGTCCACGATGCAGTGGAATAAACAGAGTCTGAAAACTCTCCGTCAGTTCCCACGCACTGCCAGTGGGCAACTTGGACGAATCCAGTTGCTATGTCTCGTTGCATTGGGTTAACAGTCCAAACAAATGTAGTCATGGTTTTTCCTTTTAAACTTTAGCAAAATTGCCGTGATACAAAGACCTAGCTTCAGCAGATACAAGACCAGCAAGTTCCAAATCTTTGAAGTAACCTATTGCATGAGATTTTCCATTTTTCATTAAACGAACTACCCATGCTTTGCTTTTCTTATGCCAAGAAACACCAGGATAACCAGATGTGTTGCTTGAAAGAGCACCACGATTACACTGGTTCTCACTTCGTGTAGCAGGACGAAGATTCTCTATCCGATTGTCTGACCTATCTCCATTGATATGGTCAATTTCAGCAGGCATATATCCATGATGAAGCATAAAAATCAAACGATGTGCTTTTTGAACCTTACTGTTCCAAGTGATATGACGATAGCCAGTTTGATGAATTGAGCCAGCAGGCTTGTTTAGCAAATACTGTTTGTTTGGGTGTGTTACACCTTTCCAGTACAAGCATCCGTCACGATACTCAAAACAGTCTGAAATCATTTGTTGTGTAATCATGCTGCTGCCAATGTAGTAACAGTGCCAGAAGAACCACGATACTTTAACGCACCAGATTCAACATATAAAGTACCGCCTGCAATGTTTCCTGTTGGAGCTGTGCCGTTGTAAATCACAATGGCTTTTGCTGCGCTTGTTGGGTCAGATGTGCCGCCAAGCAACAGGTTTCCAACAGCCGATAAGGTTAACGCTTGGGTGAACGTGATAGCGTTACCTGCTGTGCCGGAGGCTGCGATGTACCACTTGTGCAAACCATCTTGTTGTTGATATTGCGTTGCGTACCCCGTACCGCCGTATTTGTATCCGCTGTTGTAGTAGGTGTTGGCACTTAGAGTTGCTTCGGCAACACCGTATCCATGCAAACTCGCGCCGTTACCTACTTGAAAAGCAGTGATTGCTGACCAAGAATCTGGAGTAACTCCTAATCCTAGGTTGCCGGAGGTGTCCAAAATTGCGTTTTGGCTACCATTTGAATAAAAACGCAAAGCTCCGCCAGCAGAAGCGTACAGCGTAATATCATCACTGGTTCCGCTTGTGACCCATGATTGAGTACCAATAAAACCCTTAGATGTTCCACCTCTGCGGAATGCAATACCTGAACCATAATTGCTATCGGAACCGCCGTTTAATGCAATAGTTCCGTTTGCTGTTGTTCCACCAGCACCAGCAGTTAAGTTGTACCCTGAAGCAAGACTGCTAGTACCAATACCTAGCCCTGTGCTGGTGAGGCGCATTTGCTCGCCACCAGAGCCGTACCAAATCTGAGCACCGTTGTCGTTGCGGTAGGTGATGTCTGTTGCAGTTGTGTAGATGTATTGTTTAGCTACATCACCAGACTTAAATGCAATCTGACTGCCAGTTGAACCGTTAATGGTCAGCGTTGAATAATTGCCGCTGTTAATAAGCGATGCCGTTCCAAGTCCTAAGTTCGTCCCATCAAACACCAGAGCAGAACCACTTGTAGCAACTTTAGAAGCGTTAAGGTACAACACTCCATTAGCTGTACCACCGGAGAGCGTAACGCTAGAAGATGCAGATAGAGTCGTAAACGCGCCAGTCGAAGCCGTGGTAGCACCGATAGACATATTGTTAATCGTGCCAGTTCCCGTAGACGTCAAAGCCAACGTGGGCGTGTTGCTGGCGGTCAGCGTAATCAAGTTCGTGTAAGCCGTTCCATCAACGTCATAGGCCGCAAGAGCCAGAGTATTCGTTGCTGTCTTTGCAGTCTTCATGGTTGTTCCGTTAACGAACGAAGCGTTAAGCGTCACCGTGTCGGTATCAGCATCACCAAGGGTTGAGTTTCCATTGGCGACCAGAGCACCAGTCAGAGTCGTTGCACCTGTAACAGCAAAAGTACCAGCAACAGCCGTGTTACCAGAAGAAGCAGCGACAGTGAATTTATCGGTGTTAACCGCAAAATTACCAGTAGCGCCCAATGTTCCTGCAACAGATGTGTTTCCAGATGCGGCAGTAACAGAGAATTTATCTGTGTTGACAGCAAAGTTTCCGGTAGATGCAAGAGTCCCTGCGACTGCGGTATTTCCAGATGATGCGGTAACTGTGAACTTATCAGTATTGATAGCGAAGTCACCAGTAGCACCCAGAGTACCCGCAACTGCCGTGTTACCAGTTGCAGACGCCACCGTGAATTTATTAGTAGCAACAGAGAAGTCCCCTCCAGAGTTCACCGAGTCACCAGCACCTCCAGTTTGGAATTCTTTTAACTGACGCATCAATTCGCGAATGGCATCGTTGATACCACTGGGACTGCATCCTTCAGCGATGTTGATTGAGTTAATGTCAGTATTGTTTCCAGCGGTAGTGCTGAACTCTGAAATCTTTGTCTTTGCCATGTTTATTCCTTTACTGGATTCCCATTAGGTTTCTTTGTTGCTGATCCAAATCTTCCAAAGAAAGAAGACCGCGAATAGATGTTGCAGGAACAGCCCTCATTACACCACCCGTAATTTCTGGAGTTTGACCCATTCTCATAATGTTAGCCAAATCTTCAACAGTGTTACGGCGCATATTGGTTGCCGCTACTCGCGATCCAGCAGCACCAGCGGCTAAAGGAATTCCAACAGCAGGAGCCATTACCGTAGCACCTCCGGTGAACAATCCGCTTACAGGACCAGTTGGTGCAAATCTACCAAAGAATTTCAGCAAGTTTTGAAGCGTTCCACCTTCTGCTGCTTTTGTGATTGCTGCTTGTTCTTCTTTTGTAAACAAACGCATCTTTTTGTCGTTCTTTGCAAGTTGCCTGAGTTGTTTAGCCAGTGAGTTTTCTTCACCCGACTGAGTGAATTTGCTTCTATCTAGCTTTGCTTCCTCAAGCATATCCTCAAAGACTTCAGCTTTTTTCATGCGAGAGTAAGCATCCCTTGCTTCTTCCCATGTTTTACCTGCTGCTTTAACGTCACCTGCGGCAATATCTGACTTTGGAACATTTAACAGATAATTGTCGTAATCATCCAACAGGATTGAGGCGAGTCTACGTTCTTCAGGGTCAACACTTTTTTGACCTGCTTTAATCATCTTCCTAAGAGCTTGGAGTTCAGTCCAGTCTTTTGGTTGTGCAGTAGATGTAAGTTCCTCAATCGCTCCAGTTATCTTTGGATAACCAGTTGGCGTGTATCCTTCTTTTCGCAGACCTTTTGCAATGTTGGTCATTGAATTGGCAAACTCATCATTTTTCAATTCAATACCAGATTGCTCAAGCATTGCGTATCGATCTGAGGCAATCCGATCAAGCGCTTGCGTTGTCAATGCTTGTTCTTTTTGCGGTCGCTTAATAGAACCAGCCGCTCCAGTTGCTAACGTTGTCGCAGCACCTGCTAACGGGTTTCCTGTTGCCTCGGTTACGGTTTGACCAGCCATTGTCGCCGTAGGACTAACAACAGCCTGAGTACCAGGAGCAACAGCCATTTGACGAGAAACGGCGCCAGCAACGGTAGGCGTTAGTTCAGTACCGCGCCTAATGAATTCTGGAATCGTTCGAGCAACACTTGTCAATGACTCAAGACCACTAGAAACAACTTTTTCGGTAGGAGTTTGAGTTTCAGGCGCAGCAGGAACTCCCGCTTTTGTCATCAGGTTTTGAACAGCTTGCGATGCAGGCATCAATCGCTTATCCGTAAACGGAGATGCGATCATGTTAATCAATGAATTCAACGCATCAGCAGCAGGCAAAGCCATTGATCCAACAACAGCACCCATAGGACCGCCAAGAGAGCCTATTTGAGCGCCAGCCATGGTAGGAGCGATTGCTCGCGTTGCAAGCCCCAAGCCTCGTTTTAAAGCCTCTTGTGAGCCTTCTTGATTGGCTTGAGACAAAGCATATTTATAAGCCTCTTGATCGGTCAAATCTTTATCAGATTCAACCTCATAAGAGCCTTTGCCTGGGATAACAACGTCATAGATAGGCATGATTAACGCTTTCTAACAATCACCCCAGAAGGAATGACTGTTGACTGTTCCGTTGGCATTTCAAAAGATTGTGGAATCTTTGTCGGAATATTTGAAGCTGCCCGACCAGAAGCAATCTCAGCAGACTTGAGCAAGTTTTCAAGACGTTGCTGTTTTGTTTTGACGTTCGCTTCTGAATCGCCAAGTTGCGGAAAGTAAGACTTCCGATAGCTATCAAGTTGTTCTCTTGTGTAAGCAGCGCCAGTTCCGAGAGTAAGCGCGGCATCAAGAATGTCAAGCTGTGCAGATTCAACAATTTGACGTTTTTCAGGCGTAAGTCTGTTTGCCAAGAAGTCTGATCGAGTAAAGAACTTTGCAGCCTCTGCTGTTGTGTTTGGCATTGATGCTGTTGGGTCTTGACCAATCGCTTGGTTCATTTGAGCAACACCAAAGTTCAAGCGATTAGCCAAAACAGCGGCTTTACGCTCCTCTCCAGTTGGCATATTGATTGTTGTTGAAGGACGTTTACCCTCTTGCAACTTCAGATATGCTTTTTGTTCATCAGGACTTAGTTTTTGGAAGTCTTGGAACTCTTTAACAGAACCAGCAGTTGCATCCGGTGCAGTGTAAAGAACCTGCATCGTGTCTTTATCAAGGACAACGTTTCCAACAGTTACAGTATCACGCTTCTTTGATCCAGCAACAGAAGTCGGTTTACCGCCAAGAGCAGGAATTTCAAACAGTTGACCACCAACCTCTTTGTACTCAGGACGCAGAGATTTTTCAACGGCTAACTGTTCGCTGAGAGCTTTCATTCCACCAGGACCCAAAGCCCTCAACGCAGGAAGCACAGACTGCAAATCTAATCCAGCAGGACGCACACTAGCATCCGGCATCAAATTGCCTTCCTCATCCCTCAGAACATTCCAAGGAGTTTCGCCAATCATTCCCTGCTCAGGACGATAACTTCCTTGAATTATTCGCTGTGCCTGGGCTTGTTGCTGGCGCATTGCTTGGTCTTCAAGACGTTTTTGCATCATGTCTTGAACTTGGAATTGCGTCAGACGATCCTTAAGAGATTCGTTCATGGCTTGTTTATAAGCCTGCTGACCCATCTGAAGACCCTGCGCGATAGCCAGTGCACCACCGCCAGGAGTGCGGCTCGGAGCACCAGCCTGGAGGAGTGCCATTGCAGCGTTTTGAAGTCCTTGGGATTGTGCGTAATCTTTTGCTTTACGCAATTCCTCATCGCCCAAAAGACCACCGTAGTAGGAAGGCGTTTCGCCAAAAATGTCTAGTAGTGCCATGTCAGTCCTTAACCGTAGTTATCACCAGTCAGGAAATTCACACCAGCAGCATTTTGCAAACCGCCAGTCCCCCATCCTGAAGGAGTCATAAATCCACTCAGCCAATTAGAAACACCACCATTTGTCAGACGGTTCACACCACTCAACAGATTCACACCGAGCAAACCTGTTCCGAGTCCAGTCGCCAAGGGGTTCGTGTAGTACGGCGTCTGAGTGGTCGTGGTCTTACCCGCAGGGAAACCATATACCTGATTCAGATATTGGTTTAGCTGTTGTTGGGGAAGTTGCTGACCATAGTTGAAACGATTTATGTCAGCCTGGAGAGCTTGACCTTGATAACCTTCACCCAGTTGACCAGCAGCCAACATCCTTTGAATGTCAGCGTAGTCAGCTTGAGCCATTTCTGGAGCCATTGCCGTAGCTTGTTGCTGTCGGGCACGTTCTTGGGCGTAGTTCTGATAAGCGAGTTGTCCAGCAGTATCAGTCAGTTTCTGAGCGAATTGACCTGCGGCTTGTTGTTGCAGATTGCCCATCGCACCAGAGCCATACCGACCCGCTAGGGAGGCTTTAGAACCAATATCGCCTAGAGCACTCTCAAACGTCTGACGAGCCGCTTGTGCAGCAGGTTGAAACGCACCCTGAAAGAAAGGATTGCCACCAAGATAATCGCCCTGGACAGTTCCCAAGGTTTGTTGTTGGGCAGCAGAAACAAGAGGACTACCAGCGGCGGCGCGTTGCTGAAGTTGTTGCAGGGCAGTCTGAGTCGCTTGAGAAGGACCGACATAAGTCTGACCTTCGTAATACTTCGGACCGCCAGTTTCGTATAAACGGCGAGCTTCCTGAAGACCAAAACCCAAGTAAGGTTGGATCGCCGGATCAATCGCGGTAGTTTGTGTAGATGTTGCGGTTTCGGTAGCCATTTCTTTTCCTTTCAGAAAGGACTCCGTGACGGGTCATCCACGGAGCCAATTATACTAGCCAACAATGATGTAAGCATAGGTTTTATCTGCTGTGTTGTTTGCATAATGTGTTAAGGTAGCAGTACCCTTACCCCTTGCGGTTACATATACATTTGTTGACGCAGCCGGAGCCACATATTGAGCTGTCAAGATAGCCGATGGGGTTGCTGGTCTTGTTGGAGATGTTCCAGCAGGGTATTGCTCAATGCTCACCCCAACATCAGAAACTCTCCAGATTAACTCAACATAGTCATTTGCGTTAAGTTCAACATAGAAATTCATCGCAGCAATCAAGTGACTTGGATCACCTGTGCTTTTTCTTGCAGGCATTGAAAACCGACTGTTTGAATTGTCTATATCCGTTCCATTCTTTCTGAACCAAATCTCAGCATCTTGTGAGTCGTTCGTTGTGTTTTTCAACTGAATGGAAAATTGGAAGTTATAAATTCCGTAGTTCTTAACATTTATGCGAGAACTATTAGAAAGAGTGACGTTATTTGAATAATCAGTCGTGTTAAAAGTTACCGCATAAGATGCTGTCGTGCTTCCCGCTGTCTGGTCGGTGGAGTCCTGGAAAGCCCCGTAAGGAGCTGAATCCTCATAAGCCGCCTCAGAGTCAGGTACAAGAATAATCACGCTATCCGCGCCAATACGATAGTCATCAATCGTTGTGGTCGTGGCGTTACCCGTAGAAAGAGTTATCCGTCCGGTGTTGTTCGTCTTTCCATCCATGATGCCTCGGACAACCTCAGAGATACCTCTAAGATCAGCACCAAAGACTGGAAGTGTCCGAAACATTATCGAACTCCCTGCGGGACAATATCGACGTCAATCGCTGATGCGTTTTTCCAGTTGTCACCAGTAGGATTTAATTGGACTCGATGGTAATTACCTGAACTTCTCAGAGAAACACGATTCTCAGAACTTGCAGAAACCGTGTCTCCAAACAAAACTTGCTCACTCAAAAGAGTCCGAGAAGAAACAGCCACATCAGCCGATCCGTTATCCACTTGAGGACGAACCAATGTCATCACAGAGCGACCCTGACCACCCAAGTCTCCGGTGGCAATCCGACCAGTCAGATTCGATCCTGTGTATGTGTAAACATTGACTCCCTTCGTCCCACCAAGGAAGTATTTGCCACCCATAAACATCACAGAATCAAGTGAAATCTGCAAAGCATCAATAGATGCGCTAAGAGAATCCAACTCATCCAAAGTCACAGCAGACGTTGACGCCTCGGACAAATAGTCAGTCCCTGCATCAGCGTATGTCCATTTCTTCGTGGCAAAGTTATAGATAATCAAATGACGATTACCATCAATCCCTTTATAGTTCCAAATCACCAATTTGCGAATCGGATCAACGGCAGCAGACATTGAGCTGAAGTCAAACTCTGATGCGTCAGCAAAGAAGAATCTGTCAACCTTCTCTGCGCCAATGGGCGTGACTTGTTGGCCATCGCACATATAGAAACCATCATCCGACAAGAAGAACGTAATCCCCTGGTATTGAGCGATAGACCCAGAGGCGATACATCCCTTATTCCGAGAGATGTTGTCAAATTGGAAGATAAACGGAGTACCGACATAACTCATTCGGTGAATCGCCCTCTCCAAAAGGATTAGACCAAACTCACCGCCTCGGATGCCCACAATCTGTCCACCGTCAGGAATGTCCTGGTAGTCTGACTGAGTGTTTACGTTCTCAACCCAATCATTCTCGTCATTCAGAGCACTCCAGCGAACTCGATATTGTTTCTGTTCTCC